TGTACCAGCGACGGTACCCACTACGGTGCCGGCTGTCTTCAAGAAGCCCTGCTTGCGCTTCTTCTTCCTCTCCTCTTTAAGCTTCTTTCGATACTCCTCCTCTAGGCCAGCATCGGCTTGACCGGCGAGAGAGGAAGCCATCATCGCCTGGTTCGGGTTCTGAGCGAAGACGCCTCCTGCGAGAGCGAGTGCCTTTGAGTAATCGTATGCAGACAATCCCATGAGAAGACCCCCTTACCCGCCGACAGTCAGCGGAATTATAATGCTTGCGAGTGTGAGAACAGTGGAGATACCACTTTGCAGTTTATCCGGCCCCGCTGTGAGAGAGGGGGCACCACTGATGGAGCCAAGCATCCCCGCACCGTGGGAGAAGAGGCTCAGATCCCAAGTAGCATCCTTCAAGGCGTAACTAAGCTCCTCATTGATATATTCCTTATTGGCAATGAGGCGGGTCTTGAGGGAGTCAAGGAACAACGCAGTGACGTTCTGCTGTGCGGTGAGACGGGCTTGGTCCATCCCGACAAGCTGGTTCATGCCCATCGTGAAGCCGTAACCTCGGGCAGTTTGATTGGTACGGACAAGCTCAGCCTCGTAGCCGGTAAGCTCCGCAGCACGGCCCCGCTCAAGGAGAGCCATAGCCATCACGGCTCCACTACCCTGCGCTCCACCTTTCAGGTACATTTGACCGAGGGTGTTGTTGACCGCACGAGCGTGAGCAGGGGCACTTCTCACCTCGTGGGCCGTCACCAAGTCACTGATGTAAGAGGAGTCGTCTGCGAAGACAGCATCAATCTTTGTCTTCACAGCGTCGGCGAAGGTACCCCAGTTAGTCACGGGGACGAGTGCATCGACTAACGTTTGGAAGGACTCAATGTAAGTGTCGATCTGGTCAATCTCATCAGCAGGGTCATGGGCTATAGCCGTGGCGTAGGGAGAGCCTGCCACGTAGGCATCATACATGAGCTGACCGACGTTGAACTCGGAGGTACTTTCGAGGTCGCTGTAATCCATGAAGGCGGCAGCGGTACCGCCGTCTTTGATTGCGTACTGACTGCCATCCAGCCACTCCTGTTGTGACCGAAGCATTCCTGGAGGAGGAGCTGTTGCGTAAGTAGGGCCACCCATGTCTAATCTCCGAGGTTGAATTGAATCATGGTAGTAGAAGTGTCTCCTCCCAGAGACTTCACTATCTGGATAAGCTCAGGTCGAGCTGTGACTGCTGTGATGGTTGTGCAGGTGAGGTCTCGGGCAACCTGCTTTAGCCAAGTGAAGGCTTCCCGATACTGCTGTACCGTAAGACCTGCACTGGTGTGCAAGCCAAGGATGTGAACGTTCTTCACACCGCTTAGGAAGTCGATTGAGGGTTGAAGGATGAGAGCACCAAGAAGAGCATTGGTCGAGCCCGTGCCGAGGAGTAGGAAGGCAAGCAAAGCCCCGTTCTCCAAACCACGCCGTACACGAGCCGCACTGGCATCTGTCCTTTGCTCAGGGCGGATACTCGTGTCGAGGGCATGCTTCAAGATATCCCAAGACTCAGGGATAGCAGGAGGCTCAACCTTTACGATACGAAGGGTTAGATTCTCTTCCCGTACTGACGCAAAGTCTTCTTTCCTCGCTGTCTCCATCGGACGACGACCCTTTCGAGCTTCATGGTTGAAGCGGTTGTACCCGTGAGAACTGTCTTAAATGTACGCGCTGTTGCTTGAGGTTCGGTGATGCCGCGTCGGTTAACCGTCCTCGGCCCAACTCGTTGATAGGTGGAGGTTAGGGTGTTAGACCAATCCACTCCCGCCTTCAGTGCCCCGACATTCCAGACACCGATATCAAGGGCCTGGACGGTCTTCATCTCCCCGGTTTCCATATCGTAGGGGAGTGTGATTATCTCCACATCAGTATCCGCGAGATCGAGCACCTGCCCAATAAGCTTGTTCCCGTTCCGAATGAGTCCGGTCGGCAGGATAGTGACCTCACCGAGGCCGGTCTTCGTGTAGATGTAACCGGTTGTGTTGAGGCAGAAGTAGGCCTCCTCTTCCAAAGCATCGTAAGAGGCGACCATGCTTGCGCTGACTGCCATTGTGCTTAGGTACTCTTCCAATCCCTCAATCTCGCTGAGCTGAAGGTCGGCGGTGAGCTTGAAGAGGGTTCCATCCTTATCGACGAAGATGTGCTTACGAAGGTCACCGGTAATTCCACCTCGCATTACGCCCACGTCATGCAGCTCTGCGTGACTGTAATGTCCATCCTCGCGCTGCTGTAGGACGCTGATACCATCACCACAATAGGCGATGACGTTTGAGCCGAGTGGCTTCAAGCACACGAGGGCTTCCTGCCAAGGGAGAGGAATGAAGCCCATCTCGCCCTTCATAAGTGCGTCAAGGCAGTTAGTGTAAAGCTCGTCTTCGACGTTCGAGGAGATTGGAAAGCCGAAGAGAGCAAGCTCCTGGATGAATGGGTTGAGGAAGGCTCCACCAGCTTGAGTAGAGTAGAACACTGTGGTGGTGTCAACCGTCAGACCTTCATAGGTCAGGACGCCCTCAAGTTCACTATCGAGCCACCTATCCCAGAACTCCTGCCACTGATCTGTTGCAAGGTTATCACCATCGAGGCCACCGAGCAGAAGCCTATTCCCCGAGTTACACCCACAGGTAGCGAAGAGACCATCTGCTGCGGACTCAATCAGGACCGGTTGGAAGGCGGCAAGGAATGGGGCACGAACGAGGACGCAATTCGTCTTGAAGAAGAAGCCCACCTTTCCAAAGTCTGCGTGCTGCCAGACGCCACCCCCTGTTGGGATGGTAGCGACTACGAGAGGTTTGCAGGAGACCGAGGCAATCGTGCAGACACAGGTTGTTGTACAGTTGATATTAAAGTCGGGGTCCACTCCTGCACTGAGGAGGTAGAAGACGTAAGTGCCTGCCGCCTCCAGGGATTCGGAAGCATCCCCTGAGCCGAGGGAAATGTTTATCGAACCGGCACTAATTGAGGTAAGTGCTACCTCTATACGGTGGACGCGGGCGGTGACAATTGTGATAGCTTGGTCGGCGCTGGCTTGGACTGCTGAGAGATTGGCTACGCTGGCAGTCCGGGTGAGGTCTCCTGCGGCAATCCCCCAAGTGCCTGCGATTGTCCAGGGGGTAGCAGCGGCGAAGGAAGGCTCGTCGAGTCCCTCGGTGCCGGGGGTGTCTGAGATAGCACTTGCAACCGTATAGGTAGTGAGGGCGGAGATAGCTCGGCTGCTCTCAGTGAGGTCGTTGATACTTTGGTCTGCGCAAGCATAGGAGGCTTCCTTGCCGCTGAAGAGTTGAGGGTAGGGCCAGTCAATGGCAGGGTTGGCAGGACTGGTGATTGTCTCAAGGGGGCGGCAACCACGAGCTGTAGGACGAGCGTTCTTGCAGCTCGAAAGCCCCGAAGCACCGACTTCAGCATAGGAGGGCTGTAGTCCTACTTTGAAGTGGTCTATCTGAGGAATGGTAGGCATCAAGTTACCTCTCTGAGCAATGCACCAATGTGCTTCTTGCCTCTACTTTTCCACGTCACTTGAATGTAGTTCAAGCGGCTCCAATTTGTCTTATCGGTACCGGTGAGACGAAACCTAACCTCAGTAGCACTAAGGGAGAGGGCCACTTGACCACTCTCATCTACTTCGATAGGAACGGTCCGGCGCTCGACGCTCTTGTGGGAGAGTTTGTAGATGATGGAGAACTTCACTGCCTCGTCGGCGAACATCCCGATGTCAGCTAAGGTGATGGTCTTCATCCCTCTCTCACCTAGATCCGTCCAATCCGTTTCTACTACCACTGAGGTATCGGAGGAAGAGACTGTAAGGCTTCGTGTTGTTGCCCCATCTTGAACGATTCCGATGGTAACGTCTGCAAGCTTAGATACCCCTGTAGGTGTTACAAGGTAACAGAGGTCACACACTCCATCATTGCCGCTGATATAAAGCTCCTGCTTCACCTCATCGAAAGTCATGCCGATTGTGTGACCAACGAGAGGATAGAAGAACTCCTCCCGTCCAAGTTTTGTATAGGTAACCGTTTCCCCATTCGAGAGCATCCAAAGTGCTCCTACGGTATCAAGGAAGTAACAGACCTGGGAGTTCCCCCCGATGGCACTTCGTTTCATGAGACCAATGCTTAGGAGCTTCCGAATGGCGAACTGAGGATAAGGTTCTACGTAAGGGGTAAGTGAGGCTACACCACTAGATCCAAACACCACTATGTGGTCATCAAGCGCCCACATCCCGGAGACATTTCCGTTCCAAGGCATCGTAATGCTGGCTTGCTGATTACGTTCAAGCACGTCGAGGATGTATGGACGGTCCGCCTCACTGTGCCCATAGATAGCACTTACACCCTCAGCGGCAAGGCTTGGCCCATGGATAAGTTCCTCTGGGAAGTGGTGCATGAACTCATCCCCAGCGGCGATGGAGGAGAACCAAACATCGTGTGTGCCGAGGGTGGTAGTTCCTTGGGATAAGGCTTGACGTTCTGCGGGGTCATAGGCATCCACTTCTACGCCCCAGAATGTGCTCCATCTCGAATTCCAACAGGAGACACTCCAACCACCGAGGATGAGCCGTCCTTTGAAGGAGCAAGCTGTTCTGGGATAGACAGTACGATCTATGTACCAACGATCTTCGATACAGAGGATGACGCAAGCGGCGTTGTAAAGGGCGATGCTCCCGCCGAGGTCTGCTACATGCCAGACGCCACTAGTTGGGATGACTGGAGTGAAGGTGAGGGAGACTTTGGTGAAGACCGCTCCCGCTGTGGTTAGGATACCAAACGTAGCTGCTGGGGCTCCACCTGTTACGATATCTTCCACGTAACGGAAAGGAACAGCAGTAGGCGCGTGAACAACACCGGAAGTTCCACCGAGAGAGATCGTAACGTTACCTGCAAGCTCACAGAAGCCTTCTATCATTACACGATAGGAGGTTGCGGGGGAGAGGATTCTTGCCTGTTGTACGTGTACCGCTCCGCCTGCAATAGAAGTGTTGAGGCCCCTAGTATGAGGGGTTACTGTACCGCTGATGGTAGTCCAACTGTCAGCACCCCCGCTTGCGTCTGCGTCCACGAACAGCGGGTTCGTGAGAAGGTTGACGCTAAGCTCTTCGAGGTTGGCTGCAACGTCTGTGAAAGCAGAAAGGTCGTCATTAGATTCCCAAATGACGGCAGCTTCACAAGCTAGCACCTTCTCCTGGAGGCGAAAGATTTGAGGATAGGGAGGGTCAACTGTTACACCATCCGCAACCGCTGCTGCGTATGCGTTTGTAGGCGTAGTTGGGGGAAGGAGTCCTTCTGGCCGAGGGCGTTGGTTGAAGCACTCCGCAAGCGCTTGGGTGTTGGAAGGGTTGTGCGAGGATACTCGAAGCCCGGAGGAGAAACCTTCGCTGTAGGTGAAATCAGGCATTGGTGTCCTTCGGGACAAGGGTTACTTGGCATTCGAGGGCGGTGCCATTCATGGTCGTTACGCAGAGCTTATCTCCTCGTGTGAAAGGCCCTACTACGACTTTGGTAATGCTTGGGTTCTCTTCGACCAGCTCGATAACCCTCTCACCCACCCAAACTTTACAGGGGGGTTTCGTCGGACCGCATAAAATGAAGAGGTCATGTTCGGGGGAATCAATAGGGAAACAGAAGGAGAATAGTACCACGTTTTCCGCAAAACCTACGGTGTGGACTGTGTGATGAAACCCTGCCGTCTTCTTCACCCTCCGCACAGGAACCTTAACCGTTCGTTCCCGACGAGGTTTCTTTCTGGCAGCGTAGGCGTTCTGACCCTTCTTAATAGGCATCTGTCTCTCCTCCAAGCGTCAGTAACCCGTCACTGTCTTCCCACTCTTTCATCCTATCAGCAGTCCAATCGGTCTGACGGTCTGCCAGCTGTCTCTCAAGGATAGTAAGCTCTTCCAAGGCAGCGCTACCATAGGAGGTCTCAAGTATATAGAGGGCAGCACTGATGAGGAAATAGGGATGCGTCTGTGTGATGAAGTTCTCATCCCCTGTAGCATGAAGCGCCCGAGGGTAGTAACGCCCAAGCACGCTGACCTGATAATCGGTATCAGCAGTGGTGTCGATTGTGAGGAGGGTGGGGGCACTGATACCGTGAGCGAATCGAGAAAGGGAGACTGTGATTGCTCCTGCCTCCGGGACGAAGGAGAACTGAAAGCCTGTGTAATCTGCGATGGTGCTTCCTGAGATACGGTGCTCGAAGTATCCCGAATGCTCGATGGTAAGAAGGTTTACCGTGCCGGTGTCAGTGACTCCGATAAGGGTGGCTGTATAGAAGTCTCCGCTCAGGTAACCTGAAACTTTCACCTCCCCATCACCGAGGGAGTAAGCGGCGAAGACCGGGGAGTCGAGGACGGGGGTGCCAATGGCTGTGCCTGCCAACACGAGAGCACCAGCGCTGGCGGAGGCGACAAGACCTGCGGCGGTTGAGAGAGACCACCCATCCACGTCTGGGAGAAAGTTGCTCTGGTAGAGGGGCGCTTGGTAGGACTCAGTTAGGGCAAAGGCTGTTGGTGCTCCACTGTCTGGGGCAGCCCCAAGCTCAAGCAGGAACTCCTGCATCACTCGATAAGTATCTCGGGAGAGGTTGATGGCATTCTCAGCAGAGGTGTCTGTGCAGACTACCTTCTGAACCTCTTTCAGCAGGGGTACACGGATGGAAGTCTCACCGCTCTCCAAGGTTGCAACGAAGATTGCTTCTGGGCAGAGCCAAGGAGCCCGATCACAGAGGAATCTCTGCCCCTGCTCGATGAACTTGTCTACGCCTGCATCGATGGCATAGTCAGGGAGCCCGGTACTCAACTCTCCTACAAGGTCATTCCTGCCCGACCGTATGATGACTTGTTCTCTGATATCCCTAAGGTCCATTAGACCTCCCTTGGCGGGAGAGGTTTCCCCCTCCCGCCACTGGGTTACCTACGGTGCTACATAGGTCTTGTTGTTGAGACCAACGCCGTCCAGGATGAACGCATGATCTACGTTCTCAAGGGCAACGCAGAAGTCACCAATCCACTCCTCAACAACGCCGTCGAAGCCTGCCTCATCCGTATCTTCTATGGAGATGAGGGTACGGTGCTGCAAGGGATCCAAGGTGTACTTCTCAAGCTTATCGGGCTGAATGAACAGGCCCGAGAAGCGGTGATTGATATCCTCCGTGAAGAGAGGATGCTTACGGAAGTGGACCGTTCCGTGGGGGGATACCCAAGTAGTGACGTTGGTGCCATACTTGGTTGCGCCGGGCACAAGCTGAATACTTCCGCTCATCTTCGCAATCGTATTGATGCCTCCGAGGAAGCCGCTTCCACAGTAACACACACGTTCGTCCGTGTCACCGTAGTGGAAGATTTGCTCCATGTAGTCATCAATGAACTGCTCACCCTTTTGATCCCACGCGAAGTTAGCATAGGCCGTGTCTGTCGTGGAGAAGAAGTTCGCCTCATTACCGAGAGCATGGTTACGAATGGAGGGAAGGATTCCTTCCATCGTCGTCATGCGCTTCCCATCAACGAGTGTGTTGGAAGCCTCGCTGAACAGGATGGCGTTCTCCATCTCACGGGTAGCCCGGAAGAGGGTCTTTCGCCGTTCGCTGACCAAAGCAGCCTCAGGGGTACGGAACTTCTGCCGATACGTTCTGCGGTCGATCTTGATGGGCCACCGGAGCGTATGACAGTAGTTGTATCGAGCCACTTCGTTGTACGAGACGCCGTCAGGCAGATAGGAGCCATCCGGGTTGACGTTCGCAAGCTGGGCCACATTAACGAGAGTAGCACCAAGCGTAGTGGTTACGAGCATACGAACCTTTAGGTAAGAGGAGGCTCCATTGATAACAACCTCTTCTACCCAGCCGGTACAGTCGGATTCGGGCGTGTTCGTAACCGAGAAGCGAACACCCATACGAGCACGGAACTTGGCAGCAAAGGCTGCACTGATCTTGGCATAGACGAGGGTACCAGCGGTGCGGGTACCTGCGGCTGCGGTTAGGGCAGCGTCCGTGTAAAGAACAGTAGTGCTTTGGATGGTTGGCATATTCTCTTCATACCAATCAACCTTAGCGTTTGGGACGGATATCCCAGGAATCATGTCCGAGATGGCAGTAAGCGCGGCAAAGCCGTTGGGCTTCTGCATCATCACGGACTTCATGTACTGGGGTTCAACCTGATCTGTTTCGTAACTGTCGTAGCGCCGAGTCCCGTAGAAACCGGCAGCGTCAATGAGGTTCAGAGTTGTGAGTGCCATATCGACCGTCCTTTCCTTGGGTTAGAGGGGCGCTACCGTACCGCCGACCTTTTCGGTCAGTCGGGTCCAGTGGTCTCCGGTTCGCTGCAAGACAGCATAGTCGCCAGCAGTGGTCATGGTGATAGCGGTGAACGCAATGAACGCGTCCGCCAAGCCGTCATCAACTACACAGTTGTTGGCGGCTGCGGTTACGTGGTAGATGGAGTAGATAGCACCATCCTGCACCTGGTCGATGGAGGGAAGGTAGACACCAATGTCACCTGCCGCACCTGTTTCGACCCGCACCCTCGTCTGAGAGGCTGTGAGCTGTACAGTCGTTCCACCGTGATCTGTGTTATTCAGAAACAGCACACGAGTATCTCTCGCGTTGGCTTGTGTTTCTGCTGGGGGCATACTAGCCATAGCTAAGCCTTTCTACTCCTCGGGCAAGGCCCACCCAAGAAGTGAATTCACTGATTTGTCTGCGGTTGGTTTGTTTACTCTGGGTTGCCTCTGAGACACACGTGAGGGGACCGCCGTAGGTACGGGGGCCACCTTCTTCTTAGTGGGTTGTGGGGATACCGCTACCAGCGACAAAGCTTTCTGTGCCGCTTCCTCAAGGACTTGCTGCGTAGAGTAGCCGGGGTGAGCACCTCGGACGTACCGCGCAAACTCATTGAGCGCAGTGTTTAACACGGGATTCTTCTCCTTGTTGAACAGGATCTCGTTAGACACGCCGTGTTCAGGGCGTACCTGACTAGACCACTCTTGCGCCATCGTTGCATGAGCTTGCAACAACGCATCTTTCCTTGTCAGGGTGGTTTCGATAGCATCCGGCATCGCCGTCGCCACTTGACTCAGGACTTGTTCCGCGCCGAACTTCGCTGCTTTCCGAAGTACGGCGATAAGGCCTGCTCGTTCTGTCGTCGCCTCAAACTCATCTTCGGTGATGAAGTCGTCTGGAAGCGTTACTTCTATCGTGCTGGGGAGGATAGGTTCAGGGGGCTCCTCCTCCGGTGTGGGGGCAAGCTGTTGGGTGAGGTCTGCCACCTGCTGCTGCAAGGCGGCAAGAGTAGCAGCCATGGGGTCAACGGGAGGAGCTTCAGCTTCCTCGACGGGAGGCGTTTCGGCCTCGACTGGGGGAGCCTCTGCCTCTTCAACCTCAGTACCTTCACCCATGGGGACAGCGAACCCGAGATCAACATAGTTGCTATTGCTTAGGCTACTCTCAGTCATTGTCTTCCTCCAGTTGTTTTGCCTGCGCGTGTAGTCTAGCAGGAATTGAGAGAAGTTGTCTAGCGGCGCTTATGCGGCCTCTGATCGTTTCTTCTCTGCCCGTTGGTTCCTCAAGTGAATCGCGGTCGAGTTCAACCCAACTGCTTACCAGCCCAGTGAGTTCCTTCCACTGCGGAGAGGCTATAAAGTCATCCCAGTCCTTGGAGCCGACTTTCGTTCGGAAGGCGGGGGCGGCTTCCGAAGGAGGCTCTTTCCCTCCGCCGAGAATATCCGCAAGATAGTCTTCGTAGAGTTCGTCAAGTTCACCCATCATTCGGCTCCCAGTGGTACCATGTTACCCTTACGAACCTCTTCTCGGATTGCGTTCGGATCTTCTTCAACCTGAGCGTTGACAGGGGGGGCATGAAGCACGAAATCTTCGAGGTTGTTGGCTCTACCAATGCGAGCGATATGCTTGAAGATGCGTAGTATGTCAAGCTGTGAAGCTAGAACAGGGTTATTCGCTATCATCCCGTAGAGGTTCACCCACGTCTCAAAGAAGTCATCCCCTGTCATGCTAGCGTCATAGGGTACTACATCAAGGGCTACGTCGATGTCATCGGGGGAGACACCACCATACCTACCGTCGGGATCATTATCTCCATGCTCTCCCTCATACTCCTTACGAAGGTCTTCCTCATAGCGCCCAACGAGTTCAACATAGGTGTTCTGACTCATGAAGCGCTGCGTCTGTGAAGCCATCATCATGCCAAGGGGATAAGTAGAGTGGCAGAAGAACAGTCTACCAATCCGGTCAATCCGAGAGAGGGCTCCGAGGCGGGCTCCACGAGCTTCGGTGGCACTACGACGCTCACCCTTCGTCTCAAGATAGCCTTGCATTGAGGAGGTGGCACCAGTGGACTCTTCAATGGAGTTTTGAAGCATCATAATGTCACGGAGGTTGTTGGCTGTGGGGTCTGAAACGGTGAGCTGCTCTACAGCATCACTGAGTTTGCCACCGATCGGAAGCCGGTTCACTCGGATGAAGCCATTCTGATGAGCCTTCGCCACGTCTTTCATATCCACATCAGCTTTTGCGTTGATAAGGAAGAGGCTCTTCAAGCTCTTCAACGCTGCCGCCTGGTGTGTATTCCACATGAAGTTCGCACCGACTTGCGCTCCCATCCCCATCTCAAGCGTGCCGATTGGGGAGGCTGAGTAGCCGTCTGTGTTGGGAGCGGCGATGCATACGGGGAACCGCTTATGACCAAGGTCGAGAGCCTTGGCATGAAGGATCACCTTATCTCCTCCAAGCACAAAGAGCCACTTCTCCGGGGTTGTTCTTGGGCCGAGACCCCACTTCTCTGGAACAAGGTCAATGTAGAAGAACAGCTCACCGATCTGAGGGCAGGCATACTCAGTGTTGAAAGTGGTCTTCGTGCCCTCCTTACCTTTGCGACTGGTATCTCTTCCTGAACCAGAGGCGGCAAGGAACTTAGTTGAGGTTGACCCGAGATCTTGGAGGTATTGCCCATTGAAATAACCGTCCGGGTGAAGGGCTTCCCGACGCATCACTGCGTTGAAGTGCTCTTGGGTAGCCCAACCGACGAACTCAGCATCCTGTACTTGGTGGACGGGAGTGTTAGGGTCAATGAGAGCTTGTCGCACGTCGATGTTTACGACACGGTTTCCCTCCATCACTATCTCTTCACGCCACTCCTCCTCGTGGTCACCGAGAATCATCTCCCCGTTCGTGTCCATCTTCGGGATGAGATGCTTCTTCATACCAACGTCTTGCACCCACTGAGGGGTAACCGCACCGAAGCCGTAAGCGAGGCTGTCTCGAATCTGAACGTCGAGGGCGGCAAGCTCCTGGAAATAGGTGCTCTGAGCTTCGACGACGCGCTCCATCTTCATCGCGCCTATACGGTCTTCTGGGCCACGCCCCTTGTAAAAGTGGATAGAGGCTTCGGTAGCGTAGCGGGCTAGGAGTTGGGTTTGAAGGGCTTCCTTTGTGGCAAAGATGAGCGGTACTATGATGGAGACCGGATTGTGACGGCTACGACCCTTGCGGAGCTTCTCCTTTTCGGAGAGGGAGATGTATGCGTTGAGCATATCATCCATGGCGTCATGGTCAGCAGCACGGAGGTCACGGACCTCAGTAGCTTCGGTAGCACGGTCAATAAGCTCCTGCACTATCTTATCATGGAGCTTCTCACCAGGCACTAGGTCTAGACCGGGGTAGGCGTAGTCATATTTGCGCGGCTTTCTCATATCAGATCCAGTGCCATCGGCGTGAAGGAGTCATCATAGATATCTTCGAGAAGTCTCTCAAGTTCAGCATCCTTGCTGGTGCTTCCCCGTTCAGCTCGCACGTCTTCCTTGTCAGGGAACCTCCCCTCTCGCTGGGTGCCGTTGTCCTCGATGAAGACTGGGCCATCAGCAATACGAATGCCGAGCTTGTCGAGCATCTGCAAGAGGTAAGCAGCAGCGTCAATGGAATGCCACTCGGGGGGAGTGGGAAATTCGAGAAGGTTCATTTCATAAGAGTAGATTGCCTTACATTCTTCATTGTGGTAAATGATGTGCCATTGGTAGTAGGCGGAGAGCGGGCGGGCTCGGCCAATCTTGCCGCCCTCAATACCGCTCAGTTCACCCCTACCACCTTGTGCCCGACAGTCCTCAAAGCGCACATTGAAGAGCTTATTGTAGGCGAGCATGTCCTTGAACTTCGTAGCCCCGTAGAGGCCGAGGCCGGCAAGCTCTACCCCAAGCAATTCTGCGTTGTATTTATGGCAGAGACGGGCTGCGTGGAGGGCCTGTTGGTCATCGGTGAACTTCCCCTGAAGTATCTCTCGGAGGTAGAAAGCGGGCGCTTCGGTATCGATGCCCCACACTATCATAGCAGTATCGTCTGAGGTAGCCTTTACCGTTCGAGCCGGGTCAACGAGAACGAAGTTGACAAGCTGCTCGGGTGGGGTGAAGGTGCTTTCCTTGTAGTAGCGGAAGTCCTCCTTCTTGAAGGGGGCATCTTCTTTGGAGCCTGGACGGGCCATGTACTCCTGCATCACAAGGTCAAGGGTACCTTTCCTACGAGCTGCATTCAGCTTACCATCGTAGGTCTCCTGAGACATAAACTCGGGGTCTACAACCTTCCCATCCTCGGTAGCCACTGGGATACGGATGCCTTCCCAATCCGGGTCTCTGAGGAGCTTCTCAAGGTAGTAATCTGCGTGCTTGATGGTATCAGAGGCGATGATGGTCCAGGGAGCGTTCTCGCTCTCAAGCTGGTCAACGCAACCAAGCACATCGGTGTCAATATACTGCTCTACCTCAACACGAATCTCAGGGTTCCTAACCTCCTTCTTCGTGAGCATATCATCGAGGGAGAGGAAGTCGGGACGCCAATCCCCGAAGATGACGCCACGGACTTCCTGGGTGCGTCCACGGGGCAGTGTGAGAAGGAGGTGACCTGAGAAGTCCATCACGTAGGCTTTTGTACCGAAGCTCTCACGCATCTCACCAGTGAGGGGTTTTACCGAGCCGACGAGCTGACGGATGATGTCGTTCTGAAGGACTTCACGCTTCAGGTTGTTGGTCTGAAGGGTGGTGTTACCTTCACTTTTCGTTACGGGGACGTAGCAACGGATCTCCTGGAAGAGCGCCTTTCGGATAGGCCAGGCGTACTGGATAAAGGAGGTTTTGGCGAGTCCACGGGCTCCTGCGACTGCGAGACGTAGACCACAAGGGAGACCTGCCTCTTTACGCTTCCTCTGCCACTCCTCAGCGTCGTTGATGAAGTCGATGAGCTGCATATGAGGGATGGTGTAGGGGTTACGGAAGCGAGAGGGGAAGACATCTTTTGCAAACTTCCCGATATCGTAGTACCACGACTCTACAATGTCTACTACCTCTGGGGGGAGGATAGACTTGTATTCGAGCAGTGCGTGGTCTGCTTCTCGGGTTAGAGGTTGCATCTAAGGCTCCACGAACAAGACAATGTCGGCGGATGCCGCCGCAGAGGCCGTGACGGTGGCGTGTAGTGATTCTCCCGCAAACGCTGTAGAAGTGATTATGTATTCATCCGTGGTGTGAGCAGGAGACCAGAGAGTAGTTCCAGCTTGATATAGGTCTGCGTCTGTGATGTTCGCGTGGGATACCCAAATACCGGCGTAGAAAGTGCCGTAAAGCGGCGGAGTCACAAGAGTCTGTGTGGCAGCACCCGCGAAGGTGAAGTTGAGACGATAGTCCATCACAGGAATATTCGGAACGACGCTCTCGTCCCGCACCCATACCAGACGTGCTGTAGTATCTAACCCTGCTACAGGATTGGTAGCAAATCCGGTGGTTAACGTGATTACTCCACCTGCTGTAGCACTTACGACCACCCAAGTACTATCATCATCTGCGGAATCAATAAGGGTCGGATCTGTGTTGAGGATACGGATGTAATCCCCTGCGTCGATGCAAGAGACATCAATACCAGCTCCCGCAGTATCTTCGAGAGTTATTACCGTAGGGTCAACCGTGTAGCGGATTCCAGCGTAGTACCAAGGCTGTCCGGGAAAGAGTTCAAGTTGATAGGGGGTGAAAGCCCGTATCACGTCAAAGGATGCCTCAATAGCCTGCTGCTTGCAAGTATCCCTCACGGTTAAACTATCGGCAATGATATCCGGGATGCCGCCGCCAATGATGGTTCCTCGATTATTAGTCAGCTTGAGGGAGATTTCCTTCTCCATAGAAGCCATCTGTTTTTGAGCCGCTGAGATAGATTGAACAGCCGCCCCTATCTGACCACCTCTAAGCGAGGAGCTAATAATATCTTGTGCCATCACGAACCACCTTTCACAAGGGTCTTAATCTCCGCTACCGTCTCCTTAATATAGGAGACATCCTTCTGAAGGGACATGACCTCTTCCCTGTTACACGTGATAAGCTTTCCCTGTTCCTTCACAGTGCTGTAGAGTACACCGCAGCTTGCTATGAAGATTGTCTGAAGGATAGCCAACATCGCAACAGCCATGCACTTCCAAGAAGGTCCGCCGTTAGGGGAGAGCTGGTTCGAGGATGGGGACATTGTTGAGCCCTTCAATATAGTTACCGGCTGCCATCGCAAGGAGATTCAAGATGGGGGCGAAGGCGTCGATGCCTGCCGTCAAGGCCTGAAGTTGTGCCTCGTTGGACATACCTTCGACGGCCTGACCTACTGTAACCGTTCCACCCTCCAATCCATACTCGTCGCTGAACTCATGTAGGGAGGTATCAATTTTCCCAAAGGGGGCTGCACTAGACTTAGCTGTGAAGGTTGTGGAGCCTCCCTCCGAGTCGATGTTGGAGTACTCGGAGCGAACGGTTGTGCAAGAGAGGAGTCCGGGGAGAAGGAGGACTAACACGAAAGGGAGGATGGCCTTCGTGTCTCCCCCCGGACTATGCTTCCAGTAGTTAACACCAGCTCGAAGGGCTGCCACAACAAGGCTGATACCGCCAGCCCATGTGAGGTTGCCGAGGTCGAGGTTTGCCCCGTCAATGGCAATGAAAGCTGCGGAGATGGAACCAATCACGAGGAGAAAGGTCTTGACACCCTTCCAAGTACTGATGCTTGCGCTTGCTGTCTTGAGCTGAGACATTGTGGGTTCCTCCTAAAGGGGAAGTAGTGTGATGTAGAAGGTGCCGGTTTTAGCGTTTCCACCAGCAGCGACCGTAAGAGTTATCTTCTCACCGATTACTACGGGGTAGTCTGTCTGCGCATAACCAACCCCGTAAAGAAGTGCAGAGCCGTCCGCTGCCGCTTGGACTGGGATACGAGGCCGCATGGTTACTGAAGCATCCATCACACCGGCTGCAAGAGCGAGGAAGACTTCAGCAGTCTCGGCGCCAGCTACGGAAAGAGTGACGTTGTTGACGTAATCATCCTTCACGTACTGAACGGTGTGTATACGACCACTGACTTCAAAGGGGGTGGTGAAGACTGCATCTCCTGCGGCATCGGTAGTGAGTTCCTTGGAGAAGCGAGTGCCTGCCGCAAACGCTCCGCCTATGTCAACTTTCCTTACGTTTACAGTAGCCATCAATCACTCTCCAATCGAGCCATCCACCCTCTGGAAGACTTACGCACCAGATTCGGGTTGGGCTGCTCCAGATGCTTGTAGTAAATGTACTGTTCGCCGTTCTGTGCTCGAACCAAGGCAGTCTCGTAGCCTCCCTCAAGCAAGAGGTTCACCGCTCCACGGGTTTTTGGGCCGAGGCCACCATCAGGTACAAGGGGCTCCCAAGCCGAACGACGAAGGAAGTTGTAAGCCCGCTGAAGACATTTCACTGCTGTAGCGGGACCACAGTTTACCCCGGTGTCGAAAAGTTCGACAGCCACCACCTCGGATTCAACCCTATCGAAATGAGGGCCGAGCCAGAAGAAGAGGCGATAGATATCCTTGGCGATGGGGATGGTGAGGTCTTGAATTCTCAGAGGTGGTGTTGACACTCGGGCTTTATACTGGGTAAGCGTCTTCTCCGTAATGCCAAACTTGGTTGCACCACCGGGATCCCAATCGTGGTCCGAGAAGACCCCCTCATGTTGGAGGGTCTTCTCCACAGCCACACTGAAGTACCTATCTGAGAGGTTGGTCATGGGGTTATGCGTCCTCGTAAGAATTCCCGACGAGATGGATGCCGAGTGCTAAGGCAGCAGCAATGTTTGCCTCATCTGTGGCATCATCACCCCCGGCGACATTGAGGTAATTCCCGGATACGAGAACATCCTCAAGACCTGTCGAAGCATTGAACTGGAAAGGCTCTCCAGCACCAACGTTGCACTCGATGTGGTTACCGATGAATGAGGAATCATCCAAGTCGGGATTGGTACCAATGGCGTCGAGGAGCGGCACATGAGCTACGCAACCACGTACTTGGAGGTTGGTATTCCCAGTGACGATACCCATGCCGTAAGACATGAGGTCCGCGAAGTAACACCCTTCAACTACAGTACCATCAGAGCCACCGATGGAGAGACCCCAGATGTTGGCATCGAAGAGGAAGTGGCAGCCTTGGACGAGCGCCTGGTCTCCCGTGATGTAGACCGCGCCGCCCGTTGCAAAGGCACTAGAGAAGCCCATGTTTCTGACGGTCACATTGTCTGCACTAAGGGTGAGGACGCCTGTGGTTGTAAGAGCTACCGCTCCCGTGATGGTGCAGGCGAGCGGGGAGGGACCGGTGCCGATGATGGTCGTGCCCGCGAGGGGAACAACAGCAGCCGTTACCGCCTCGGTGCCGGGGAGACAGACTACTACATCGCCTCGGTTAGCCGTGCAGAGCGCACAGGCAGCTGCAAGAGTGTCTACCGCATTGTTGGGGCGCTCACCGCTGTTGTCGGAGTCGCCGTTTGTGGGGTCGTAGAAATAAACCCGACCTCGGCCAAGAGTGATACCCGGTTCGATACCGATACCTTGGGAGCGGAGGCCTGCCTCAAAATCCCAGACTCCGTTTCCGTGAATGGATGCTCCATTCTGTTGTGCTACGCCTTTGAAAGCCATGGTTACTTACCTTTCTGACGGTCACCGTCATGAGGAGGAGGCGTTGCCTCTTCCAGCGGGGCTTCCTCTTGAGGAGGAGCCGACCCCTTCAGATCAGAAGCGGCTTGCTCCTGAATGTATTGCGCGATAGTTTGGAGCAAGGGGAACCAGCTTGCTACGGGGAACGGGAGAACGCTGTTTGAGAGTAGCCGATCTAATCCTTGCTGCGCTTGCATTGCTTCTTCGTGTGTCATGGGGTTTCCTCCTGTTGTAGGTTGACTGCTACGCTTCGGGTTCAATGGGTTCGGCAGAGGCATCGAGGATCGGCTCCGTCGCTTTCAGCACAGTGTCGATGCTTGCAGCCTCCACCATGATCTTGTTGGCTTTCTCTTCGAGCTTGGCGACGATGGCGACCAGCTTCACGCCGTCGATGTCCTCACCAGCCGAAGCGATGGTGGCTTCCGTGGTTTGCACGTCTATGATGGCGTGCCGAACCGTCTTCAGTTCGGAGATTGTGGATTCCACCGCCAATGCCAACTTGCCCAGATTCTTTGGATGCATTGTGCCTATCTCCTTTATACGGCTGAGCCGTCTGAGTCTGCTGTTGGCAACGCGGTGTGCCTGCGAAGCTCTCCGCCGTTTGTTACCCAAAAGTAGTACACCGTGCCTCCTTTTGATTGCAGCTTAAGACCGCCGGGGGTATTTGAACTTGCGCCCATGACCGCAGACAGAATTCCTCTAGAAGACGCAGCGACGCCACTCGTGACTGTTCCGTCTGAGGTGATTGCTCCGTTCGCCTGAATCACCCCCGAGGTGGATATTAAGACCCCGGAGGAGCCGTAGCCACCGCCAAATGTGGCGCTTGCGGCACAAATCGACCCACCCGCGATTAGGCCAACATCGGTGTTGATGGGACCGTTCGCGTTGATTGCGCCAGTGGCAGTGAGCGTCACACCAGTGGAACCGTACCCACCACCGAACGTTCCAGCGTCGTCTACTTCGAGCGCGCCGGTAATGTCCACATCCGCGCCGAAGGTGGCGTCGCCCGCGTTGTCGATATTGAGCGCAGCCACAGGTGCGCTGCCACCGTCCGGGGTAAGCGCAATCTCCATCTTGCAGGGCATATCCTCATCGCCGGGTGTACCGTCAACCTCAAACTTGATATGCCCGCCGCGCACGAATGCGTCGCCATCCCACCCCGAGAACATGACCATGCCAAGATCGTCGCCGGATTGCACTGTCAACCCGTCTCGGCTTTTAAGGAAGGACTCCAATGGTCCCGCCCCGCTGTTGATTTGTTGCTTGTGCGTAATGTTGTACTCGGACCCGTTCTCGATGACCGTAGCCATTTGCGGGTTTCGTGTACCGTAGTTGTATACCCATGACGTGTCATCCGCGACGCCGTTGTAAACCCTGCCAGTAACATCCAGCGTGCTTGTGAACGTCCCCGTAGTCCCCGACACCCCCGCGTCACTCGCAACCGTGCCCGCCGTGAAGGCACCAAGGACATCGACAGCGCCTGCCGTTGTGACA